TAAGTGACATGAAAGTTAATTATTCTGCAAGTGGAACTTTTTCAGCATTCCACGATGGAACACCCACACATATGCAAGTTGATCTTCAGTTTAAAGAACTCAATCCAATATTCAGAGAAGATTATGATAACGTAGGAGGAGTTGGATACTAATGACTTACTTTAGAGAACTACCAAATATTGAATATCAATCACCACTATCGTCGAGATCATCCTCTGAAGAATACGTAGCGGTAAAAAATTTATTTCGTAGAGTTAAACTTCGTGATGATTTAAAAAGTTCAACAACTTTTTTACAAAATTATTATGTAAGAGATGGATTTAGACCTGATCAAGTTGCAGGTGATTTATATGATCGCCAAGACTTAGATTGGGTTGTGCTACACACAGCAGGTGTTGTTAATGTTAGAGATGAGTGGCCACTGACCAGTAAAGAAATATACGAATACGCCTCTCTTAAATATGGTAACGATTTGAATCAAATAAGACACTATGTTACTACAGAGGTCAAAGATTCAAATGATAAAATAATTCTTCCAAAGGGTAAAGTTGTTGATAAGGATTTTACAATTCCAGATCCATCGTCTTCAACTGCAACACTAAATCCAGTTGGTGGTGTAACCAATTATGAGTATGAAGCAACCATAAATGAAGATAAAAGAAATATAACAATACTTAGACCTTCATACTTGAATATATTCTTAGCAGACATGAGAGATATTATGACTTACAGTAAATCTTCTCAATATGTAAGTAGTAAAATTGTAAGAACAGAAAATACAAGAAATACAGATCCAAATTAAAAAACCGTAGATTTCTCTACGGTCTATGTTTACTTAAGTAGTAAATTTAAATATGCTGCTATGACTAACAATGTTAGACAGAGTTGATTGTATCTCACTCTTCAGCAAGTCTTGCAAAGTATGAGAGTGTATCATCTTCAGCGTCTGCAGCAGCAGTGACTGGTGCTGTAGTGGATGCTGTCGCAGCAGTAACAACTTGCTCTGCTCTTTCTCTCTGAATTATTTCAACTTCGTCTTCAACTTCTACATCTTGACGAGGTGCAGCATTTCCAAGAACATAACCAAGACGCTTCTTCAAATCTTCATATGATTTGAACTGATCAGCAGCAACTAACTCAGCAAGAGAGAATTGCTTCTTCCATAATGACTCCATTGCGTCATCATCATCAAGTAAAGGACTTGGTGCAGCGAACTCAGAACTATCATAGTTTCTGTATCCTGCAACGTTCTTTGCTTTCAACTTGAAGTTAGCACCTTGCCAGAAATCAAATGGATCAATTGCCTCTTCATCTTCAAACTCAGGTTGCATTGCTGCAGTAAGTTTATCAAAGATCTTCTTACCATACTTGTATAAGAATACTTTACCTTCGTTCTCAGGATTTGATGGATCCTTCACAACGTAAATGTTACTGATGTAAGTTAGTTTACGCTTTTGCTTTCTTGCTAACTCTTTTCCAGCGTCTGTACCGTTGTTCCACAAAGTTGTGTTGTACTCAGATACTGGATCTTTTTGACCAAGTGAAGTCAAAGAGTTCTCGATATACCAACCACCAGGACCTTGGAAGGCATGGGAGTATAGTTTTACGAATGGAAGATCTTCACCATTTGGTGCAGGTAGAAATCTAATAACAGCATAACCGTTACCTGATTTATCAACGTCTAGTTTCCATAGACGATCATCACCTGTGCTTCCAGTATTATTCATCTTCTCAACCTGCTTAACTAATTTAGCGGTCAAGGATCCTAATTTGGATTGCTTTTTTAAGTCTGCGAATGACATTTAGATTACCTCGGATTAATTTGATCGTGGGATTGTTTATATTATAGCATATAATTGATAAAAATCAACTCTATGCTTCGAGAAAACTTTTGAGTGCATCAATAGTTGTGTGCATGTTATCAAACAAGAATTTAATATCAGTTCCTTCTGGATATCCCATCAGGGTAACTGTTTTGTTTAAACTCTCCTTCATAATCAATGCTTCTGGATCATCTGATAAAGATAATCGAGTATACATGACACGTTGTTTGTCTAATAATTCAGACAATTTACTAATATGATCTAGTTGTTCATCATGATCCATCATGTGAAAATGAACGAGTTTTCCATAAACTTCTTCTTGAAGTTTATTGATCTCACCCAATTCCTCTTTGATGATCTCTGAATCAAAGAAAGTACTCATACGATTTCTCTAAGGACTTTTTTGTATTGGAATACATCTATATTTATGAAAGGAGTATACTTAGTAATTTTCATACTGACGGTTTCCCACACAGGATCTGATAGTCTACTATCAAAGTCTTTCACAAAATGAAAGATGTGTTCGAGGATAACAAGTATCTCTAAATTCAGTTCACCACTAAGATACTTCTTAAGTAATAGTGGATGACCAGTAGAACAATCAAACAACTCCTCTAGGTCATTATTATCTAACAAGTCAGTAATCTTATCTTTAAATATGTACCCTAAACTCTGCTGAGTTTTTGACCACTCAGAATATACTTTATCACCAGAGTTCATAATCTCACCAATCCATAAAGTTTGTGGATTATCAGCAGATATGAAATTTGATACAAGAAATTCTACTATCTCTTTATCAGGATATTTTCTTGATGTCTTTTCAAACCAATACTTATCTTTTCTTTTATTGAACGCAGTTATCTTTGCTCTTGATCTACCACCATACTTAAAGTAATCATATTTCGGATTTGAAAAATGATTTTTAACAGAAAGATAGGTTTGATAGGTTTCAAACGGTGTCACTTTCATTAACTTCCTCACTTTCTAATTCTTCAATTGCATCAACAGGAACCTCATTCCCATCAATCGAATACCAATGTTGATTAACACCAATACTATCAGGTCTTACACCTAAGTATTGTAAGTCAGGGAAAGAATGCTCACGAAGCATCGCTTGCAATCTCCAATGTATTAATTCTGATTTTTTCATTATAAAGGTAATTTTGCTCTAGATGTTTTTTTCATATAGTTGAGACGAGTTGCATCCCACTTCAATCTTTCTTTTAAAGATTTCGATATGAGTTTCGTTACTGATTCTATCTCAAGACTGTTAATTTCGCAATAGTAACATATTGCATCTATGTAATTAAATTCTTCTTCTGCAACAATCTTTTCAATCTCCATAGCAAATTTTTGAGGAGTTAGAAACTTACTCTCAATTGCTTTCTCTAATTCATTGATTGGTTCCATAGAGCTCCAGTTTATCTGCAACAAATTTCCTAATGTACTCTCCGAGCAGTTTAATGTATTTTGCTTTGTTGTATTCTTCGTAGACGACACATTCTCCATTTTCACAAGCCATAATGATTACAAGTTTTTTTACTGATATGTTTTTTAATTCATACAGCATACATCCATATCCCATTGCTTGAACAAAATAATGTTCAATCCAATCTCGTGGTTTAGGTTTTTTAGATGTTTTAAAGTCTATTATTGCTAACTCACCATCATAATCTGCGATGCAGTCAACAGTTCCAGCAATACCTAATTGTTTACTATATAGTGCCCCTTCCAGAGCGTGAATATTATCAATTTTATTTAATTCTGGTTTAGAGATCTTAAATAAGAAATCAGATAATGGTTGAACTTCTGGTAGTTTCTCATCGTTCTTAAGATAATGCTCAGTTAATGTGTGCATATCTGTTCCACGGGAGGTAGCAGCTCTAGTGATTTTGTCTGCCTTCTCTGTTCCAATCCTCTTTCTCCAGTTAATAAAGATTTCTTTATTAAAATGACTGGTGATTGATGTGATTGAAACTAACTTGAGAAGTTCATCTTCATCAGGTATTTTATAGTATCTTACACCATCTACAGTCTCCCTGTTTAGATGTGGTAAATCTATATCAACGTGTTTAAAGGTCATGCCAGACAACCGCCCTGCGTTCATAGTGTTCTTGATTTGGTTGTTCAATGTAATAATACAATGCTAATGAATATCTTTCAATGTTTGGTGGTGTTTTCAAAGGAATTGGATGTCCGTGAACTGATTTATCAGATAGAGTAAAAATGACTGCTCTATTAAATATGGGTTCAATACTCTTGGCAAGTTTTTTATTATCAATATCCCATAATTCTAAACATCCCTCCCATTCTCTTATCCAGTTTGGATTTAAGTATAGTAGTAAATTTAAAACACGAAAATGACTAGTTTCTGGATGAATATTGAAATCAACATGTAAAGATAGTTTTCCACCTGTTGATATCCTATGTGCACCACCACCTGCAAAATTAGGATCACCCATCAACCCCTTAATTCCTGTAAGATCCTCTAGATAAGAGAGAAAAATATTAGAGTTAAAATACTGTATTGTGTGATATACAGTGGGAAGTTTATATTGTAATTGTATTGAACTTTCATGAGACCAAGGTGTATAAAATTTATTCACCTGATGATTTCTCATGTATGCATTATTGGAATTTTCAGTTGCCCAATGATCAGATGTTTTAAGTTCATTAAAACACTGAGTTGCAGTATTTGAGTTAATAAAATTGTCTAAAACTATATGTGGAAATGGTTCAGAATTAAGATAATGATAATTTAACTTTGCACCTATTTCATAATCACTAAAGATTTGCATTACATACCAGATTGTAGTTTTGCAACGATATATTCTTTGACCAATCCTGACCTAACAATATCATTAACATCAAACTCTATTATACCAAAAGAAACCATTTTTCGCAAGATGCCCATGAAATCAACGATACCATTCTTATCATTTGTTTTAACTAAATCGGTCTGACTTGCATCACCACAAAAACATATTTTACTATTCTCACCAACACGAGTTATAATACTATCCAATTCATGAAAATTAAGATTTTGAAATTCATCAACAATAATAATAGCATTGTCTAAAGTTGTACCTCTTAAAAATGAGGTGCTCCAAAACTTAATTGTTTCCTGTGATTTAAGATTACCATATAGCATCTCAAAATCTGCATCGGAGGGCATCTGAAACATATACTTAACCATATTCTTATATGGTATTTGATATAACGTAGATTTATCCTCATGATCACCAGGTAAAAATCCTATCTCACGAGTGCTTACCAAAGATCTTACAATATAAACTCTTTCATATGGTGTGCTCTCATCTAGCACATCTTTTAAAGCATTATAAAGAGTAATAAAGGTCTTACCAGTACCTGCGACTCCATAAGCAACAATATTCTTTTGTTGTGCATATAAGTCAAACAATATTTTCTGATTATCAGTCAGAGGAGTGATATCTACAAGGTATTCATTATTAATAGGTTTCTTTTTTCTCATTTGCTTAGCCGTATAACCTATTCCGATTGGTTCTGTCTTTCTTTTACGTGACATTATATTTTTTTAACCCTAGATCCTGCGACTTTTCCTGCTCGTCTAAGGACATCATTCCAACCAGGTTTTGATTTTCTTAGTTTATCTTTCCACTCGCCAACTTCTCCAACACCTGGTGAGTTATCTGGAGTGAAATATCTATCCCAATCGGGATTATCAATCTTCCACTGATCCCAGTCATGAACACTCATCACAACTTCTTTCGTTTCACCAGTCTTCGTATTTTTAATAGGATATGTAGCCATAATATTTTAGTCGGTAAATTTATTTAGAACCTTACTCCAAGGGTTTATAAGCAAAGATACTCTTTTTCCTGTGAAAGGTTCCACATAGTGAAATGTTTTAGGGGGAAAAATGACCAATCTATTCTCCTTTGGTGTTATTATATCACATTCTAGGTGCAATTGTCCACCTTCAAGATTTTCAACCACAGGATAATATACCATAGAACATAAGGGAAAGTGTAAAACACCCTTTTCTTTTAAAAAGTCTTCATCTTTATCATAGTGCCATTCAGATGGTCTTGAGTTATTTTGTGTCCAAAATTCATAACCAACACAAGAGGACATATCATAAAAATTTTCTGCGATCTCAATAAATTTACAACAGAAATCTTGAAATTGATGATTTTTATCAAAAGTGCACCACTCTTCATTAATATTACTATCTTTTAGAATATCTAAAACTTTGACTTTTACTGAGTCTATATTATTGATGACATTATCAAGTATTATTACCACTCAAGTGCCTCTGAAACAGTTGGAAACTGTTCGGTAAATATAGACTTACAAGCATTAGCAATATCCATATGTTCTTTTTGTGTTCCGTGTCCAGAACGTAAATCAATATAATGTACCCAAGAACGAACACTTCCAGACATATAAATCCGAGTTGGTGTTGCTAATGGAAGCACAAATCTTGCACACTCTTTTGCAATACCTTCTCTTAGTAACTCATTATATAAGTCCATTCCTTCGTTAAAATATAATCGTATTCTTTCTTGTAAGAACTTAATTTGTTTCTCTGGTATATCATCAATACTATTCTGACGATTCTTCGTATCCTGTCTTCTTAATTCTGGTAAAGGTATATTTGCATCTAACAAATTTGTATCAGCATATCTTTGACTAAACTCTTGGAATGTAAAAGAACGATGTCTTAAAATCTGTGCAGCAAGTCCTCTTGTAGTATTAATTTCAAGAGTCATAAATGCTTGCTCAAAAATTGACCAATGCTGATGTTTAATACAGTATCTCAAAAGACCTGC